CGCCGTCAACGCAACCGTTTTACCGTTTTGTCGAGCAGTCGAAACCATAGACATACGGTGCAAAAAATCAGACTGGTCATCAAACAACAACTGACCGTCAAGCACACGCTGTTGCCACGCCATTAATTCAATACCCAAATGCTGTAAAGCCCAGCCCCCCACCTCAGCCCCAAACGAACCAGCCGCCTCAGGCCACGCCGTCTCTAATCTCGGCTGATCACGGCCAGTTACCGCCAGTTCAGGCTGGTCAGGGTCATCTGAGATAATCCTGAGTTGGGTCGGGGTGATTTGTTTTTTCTCAGTAAAAAACCGTTTTGGTTCTGTGTCGATTACGCCGATGTCGCGCATTGCTTCGGCTCTGATTGTGCGGCGTAGTTCGTTGCGTTGTGTTACGTATCGGTGTCCGAGTGTGTTGTTGCATTTGAAGCATATGCCTCGCAGGTTTTCTAATTCATGGCCGCCGCCTGCGTCTACGGGAATGATGTGATCGACTTGTGTGCTTGGTTGCCGGTTGCACACGGTGCAGATTGGTTGTTCTCGTAATACCACCGCCCTGTTTCGTTGGTAGTCGGCGTGGTCGTGTGCTCTGCTCATGTTGTTACCGCTTCGCGGCTAGCGCGCGCTGTCGCGCTTGCTCTCGGTTTGTTAACGTTGGCCATGTTGTCAACTTTATGTTTGTGGTTTGTTTGTGTTATGTCAATCGTTGTTGTGATGAAAGCCTAATGCGCTTTAGCCCCCCGTCGTCTGCCACACTCGACACCCTAACTCTGTAACGCATTTGCCTGACGACGTGTTACCACGTGCGTCATCTACCCACGTTGCCGTGTGTCACCAACCGCGCTGCAACACGCTTAGGTCATGCCCGTTATTTAGTTTTTAGGTTCGCTCAGTTTAAGCGCATCAATCACTTTGCTTACGTCACGTTTATCAAGATCACCTGTTGTCTGCACCTCGCGCCCCAATGTTGCGCTAATAAACGTTTTTAAGTCATCGCCCTTGAGCCCTTGACCATTCGCCAATGCCCTCATCATTCCTAACTGTTTAGGTGACGGCCAGTCGCGTTGCGGTGTATCGGGGAATGGCACTTCTACGTCGTGTAACGGTACGACAGGCGCTAAATGTGTGCTGGTCTGCCGTGACTGTGCGGCCTCAACCTCGTTACGGCTTGCAATGCTCTTGTTAATGCCAAACCCCATATAGCCAAGCGCTCGACCTAACGCGCTGGTAAACCCGACCTCGTTTTCGCTCATTTTTGTAAACGGTGTGCGACCGGGGTAAACCTCGCACGCTGACGCTACGGCTGGTATCGGGTCTGTTGCATCACGCCACACCGTCACCGTGCAACGAATAAAACACGATTTGTCGGGCATTTCAATTATTTCGCGACCTGTTTCTTGTATGCGTAGATCAGGATATTTTTTTAGCGCTAACGTCAATCGTGTCGGTACATCAACATAATTTTCAAGACTGTAACCGCTCATACAAACATCATCTTTGCTTTTAATGAAACCATGTCGTGCAAATCTGTTTGCGGTACAAACCATGCTGGTTTTGGCACGTCTGTTCGCCAGTATTTTTCTAACCGGCAATCTACAAGATCGCGCCAACCAGCCAACATAATTTGATTGTCTGTGTCGAGTGGTACTGCAAATACAAACGGCGCTGGTTTGTCAAATTCTTGAACTATCAAACAACCGTTAATGCGGCGTGTTGATCGAACTTGGCAACCGTTTACTAAATCTGTTCGTGACGCGTCAGGCCCAATGTCAAAATTGTATTTGACACCAAAATATCGCGCTGTTGCCAATTCAGTTAAAAACGCTAAATAATGACCGTCACGATTAAACGGGTCGTGTTTTTTTGCAAGCGACGTGAAACGATGTTGATAATTTTTTTGTTTAATTAGTTCTATGCGTTCGTTAGTTGCCTCAACGCAATCTGCAATATCAGTTGCGTCAAGTTCAATAACATATTTTTTAATTGGCACGATGCACCATGTTTTCTAAACGCTGTATTTCAACTTCGTTTTCATTTAATTTAAGTTGCTTAATACCAATCTCAACGTCGCGTTGTTTAATGCGCTCGTGCAAATCGGTAATAATGCTGCACAAATATTTGATCTCGATACGTGCTTGATTGAGTGTGTCGATCAGGTCGCTGTCGTCTAACACGTTGTGATCGTCAATTTGGTGTTGCAATGCTCGCAATGTGCTACGCGCTGCAAGTTCGTGCGGTTCATAAAACGGCACTTTGTTTTGTGTGATGTCGTTCATCACTTGCATTAGTGCTTTGAACTGTGGGTCAGTTCTCGGGTCGATGTTCTCGGTCATCTTTAGCCTTTCGTTGGTTGGTGACTGACATTATCAGGTAGGTGTACGCGGTTAAGACTGTTGCGACAAACAAGTGTTTTAGAGTGACCATGCACGCCACCCGTTTGAGTATCGGTAAATAGCCAGCGCTGACCGCAAATTAGCCTCTAAATCAAATAGATCGTTGCAATCACGTATCAGGCCGTATGCTTGCAAATATCCGTTGGCAAAATATTTTGACGGTTTGCACCAAAACTGGTTTATTTGCATAACCCCGTTCGAGCCGCCGTTCGGGTCGGTTGCATTAAACGCGGTCGGGTTGCATCGGCTTTCACGGTAGGCAATTGCGACCAGTTGGGTTAGTTCATGTTCGGGCCAGCCGACGTGTCGAGCCATGTCAAACACGGTTTGACACGCGTCAGGTTGCGTTATAGGCGTACTTTTGACCGTTGTTGGCGGTACGGGCGACGCTGGCTTTAAACCCTGCCAAACCGTTGCTGGTTGTTGGCGTGTTTCTGCTGGTGTCGGTGTTGGCGGTTTAGCCAAAATAAATATTGACATAGCGCTAATGAATAGCGATATGGCTGTTTTGCTGATGAGTGTCATAGTGACCTACTTTCTCGGGTAGGTAACCAGCCTAAACAGATTGTGGCGCTGCTTTCGGTGATACCCCGAATACGGCTTGAAATGCCTGTTTTGTGGCTTTTACGTCGTGTGCTAAACGTGGTTCAACCTCTATGTGATACCAGTCGCCGTCGTCAACGCTAGGTAGCGGTTGCCACGTGCCGCGATCACATTTCCATGACCGTTTTAACGCATAGTCAATCACAAGTTGTATGCCGAGCGTGTCAGCGTGTTCAAGCAACTTGACAATATATGCCAATGATTGTTTGCGGCCGTCTTGACGACCAAACTGTTTTTGTGCCAGCCACCTATACGACAAATCAGTTGCCAGTCCTCGAGCGTGGTTGCTTATGACACCGGGTTTATGGCGTACGTCGCGCACAACCCATATGCCGTTATTCCACAAACTGCCGTCGCTGTGTTTGACCGCAAGTTCAACCCATATAGCCATGCCAGCCAGCGGTGCTTTGACAACTGGTTGTGCGGTAATGACGTACGGTTTAGTCATCTGATGTTGTTGGTTTGTTTTTAATGCCATTAGACGCAACAAGACCTGACAATGTGCCGGTCAAAAACACGACAATCGTTGACATTAAATCTATAAATGCCGCGTCGTTCGGTGATTGTTCAAGCGGTTGCGACACAAACAACAAACCCCAAATCATGCCCAACACAATGAGACTAAACACAATTGCCAATAACACGCCAACAGTTACAACCATGCGCGCGTGCAATTCGTTCGGTGTGTATCTGTGTCGATTCATGGTGTTATGCCGCATCGGTCAGGCACGTTGCAAATAATTGTGCGTGTTCGTGCTTTTTCTTGTTGCGTATTTGTTTTGCTTGTGGCGCAACCAGCGCATAATGCAATAGTGAGTAACCAGTAACGCACATTATTACTCGATGTCAGGCTCGATTGTTGGCGGTGCAACAAATTCGTTTGAATTTGCGTCAAATGTCCAACCAACTGACGCGTAGCAACCGCGAAAATTTGCGTTGTAACTGGTTTGCAACCATAAACCGTCTAAACCTAACGACGCTATAAATGCTTGGCCTATCGGTTCGCTTTCGGGGAATTCGCCGCCGCCGCAATCATCGTTAGATACCACAATGACTTGCGTTACTGTGTCGTTTTCTATTTTTGCAAAATGTGCCATTAGACGCGCCACCTCACGTAGCAGATACCGCTACCGCCATTACCAGTTGTGATTAAACCGTAGCCACCGCCACCGCCTTGACCTGTGTTAGCGCCACCGTTTGGCGGTGTAGTTGTTGCTGACCCAGCAACGCCACCCGTTGCAGCCGTGCCACCAGTTACCGAGCCGCCACCGCCACCGCCTTGCGCCAAAAATGTTGACGCACCGCCAATAAATGCGCTGATATCAAAACCTGCCCCGCCTGTGCCGCCCGTAGTTGTTGACCCGTTGCCACCACGCCCCGATTGACCGCCACCGCCACCGCCATTTGTTTGTGCCGTGCTGTTACCGCCTCGATAACCAATAACGGTGCTTTCTGTGACCGCTACTGCGGTTTCAGTATTGCCTGCACCAGCACCGCCACCAATATAAACACCTGACCCAGCCGTACCAAATGCCGACGACAAATTACCTGACGCGGTTTGTGTAAATGGTGAAGTTGCCGCAATTGAAGTGTCACCGCCTTGTGACGGTGTTGTACTTGTGTATGTAAAAAATGAACTGCCAGCACCGATAGTTACCGTTTGATTTGCTGACAAATAAACTGAACCAATTTTGACCTGACCAGCACCGCCACCGCCACCGCCATACGCAGCCAAAATTTTCATTGCGCCGCCACCACCACCGATAGCGCAATAATCAAAAAAACCTGATCGAGTAACCGTCAAAGTGCCTGTGCTAGTAAATGTCAAATACTGATAATTTACGCTGCTAATTGTTACTGATGTTGGTGCGCCTATGCCGCCTGTTGCTGTACCCCAAGTGGGTGCGCCACCGCTAAAAAAAATAGCAGCACTAGCACTAGTGAAATAAAGCGTGCCACCTCCCCATTGTGCCAACGCTAATGAGCCAGCAGTAGTAACAGTTGCTGTACCGGCGGTGATCGTACACGTGCCAGCCCCAATATTTTGTATAAACAAAGTGTCGCCAGCCGCAAACAAACCTGTGTTAACCGTGATCGTTGTTGCGGCGGCATTGTTCATGACAATTCGAGTGCCAACATCG